TTATTCAATTTTACCGGTAGAATTACCGTTCTTATCCTTAGCTACGATATAACCATAACCTTTAGCCCGTGGTTGTCTTAGCCATAATCGCTTAGGGCCTTGTAAAGATGCATCAAACTTAATAACGCTACCTTTCTTAAGCAAAGCGATATTCTTACTATCAATGTGAGGACTTTCATGTAAATGTAAATCTTCACTCAACGTAAAAGTACCATTCTTCTTCACCCATTCTGATTTAGCAGCAGTAGTTTTCTTAGTACCGCTAGAACTAGGGTTAAATAGCTTAATTGCATTTTCAGTAACACTAATTGAGCCATCAACCTTGTAGCCCAGTAAGTTATCAGTGTATTGCCACAAGTCCACGTAGTCAGCACTTGGGAAGTAATTAAAGTCAGGGTTCTTATCCGCTGCTCTACCGTTTGCAAGAGGGTAAGAAGCTAACCAGAAGAAGTCCATATAAGGCTTGATAGCTTTAAGATTAAAACCTGGTAGCAAGTACTTATAAGTGTAAAAACCTGCTTTGTAACCGGCTTTCTTAATCTCTTTAAGGAATGCAATCACGCTGCTTGTAGGCATACCTTGAATCTCAGCATCTAAGATAAGCAGCGTTCCTGGTTTAACATTAAACAAACTCTTTGTGTTGCTGATAAAATACTTTGCTTCACTTACTGCTTTAGCATCGTTGGTAAAACGTCCAAAGTGATAAAAAGCAAAGCCCTTTACACCACCTTCAGCAGAAGTGTTTACAAGCTGTTTGGCACATTCATTAACATAATTGATGTTTTCAGTGACTTTAACAATTGCATACTTAGCGCCAATCTTTTTATATTGAGCCGCTGTCAATCCTCTTTGATAGTTAGCTAAGTCTAGTACAATTTCTCTACCCATTACTTATCATCTTCTTTCTTAAAACCGACTTCAGTGGTTTCTTCATTCTCCACATCGCGTCGTTCATTCACAGCCATTTCAATGGCACCGGCAGCAACATCTTCATTATTGGCTACTACCTTAGCCACTTCACCAGGTTTATCTTCAACAGCCTTGGTGAGTACCTTAGTGGCTTCAGATTTCTTTTCTTCTTTGCTACCTTTTAAAGTATCAAATTGAGCAACAATCATCCGTGCTAAATCAAAAACATCATCAGTGGTTAGCGGTTTTTTGGTTTTGTAAACTTTTTCGATTAAAGTTAAAAAACCAGCAATGATGACAACAAAAATAGCCACCACAGTGGCTACATCAACAATATTCAAACTACTCATTCTTTTTTACTCCTTAGCTTAAGCCTTGCTATTTGATCTTTTAACTGCCGGTTCTCGTCTCTTAGCTTGTCTATCTCATCCTCTGCAGAAATCCATCTATTAAAAAAGTCATCCGTATCACGTTTCTTTTTTGCTTCTTTGTGCTTTATATACCATTGAAGGGCACCAACTAGCACAGACACAATGCTTCCCAGAGCGCCAGACGTGAAAATTAAAACCCAGTCTGTATTTCTCACACCGGCACTCACCTACTTTCTTTCATCTTTGTATCACGTTCTTCAAGCTTATGCTCTTGTTCTCCGGTTAGTTTTCTACTGCTTATAGTGTTAGAACCTATAATGTAAAAATTTATAAGTAAAACAGTGATAAGTGTCATACCATAGCCCAACATGTGGGGATTATGAAAAACGAACCCGTGAGCAAGTTCAAGAAAGCCGGTGAAACCCAGAAAGCCACACGCAGACAGTAGCCACACGATGTTAGCTTTATCAGGGAATTTGCGTTGAACAGCAACATAGATTAAGCCTAAACCAGTAAACAGAGCCCAGGTTCCAACAAAGTCAGAATTATAGAAAGGCGCCATGTCAGGTGGCCACGAATAGTAATTGTCATTTAAGATCAAATTTAATCCATTAGCCACCAGGTAAACACCTACGATAATATGAAGAAGACTATTAGTTAGCCTTGGTAGAAGTTTTCTTATCAGCCTTTTCATACTTCTCACCTGTTGCTTCTTCGTAGTACTTAGCTGGTAACAGTCCTGCATCAACTTGTGACTTTAGGTAGTCTTTACCAAACCAACCCCAGCGGTATTGTTGAACAGTACTTTCGTATAATGGGGTTAAATCAAATGGAACGAAAACAAAATCAAAATTTAACATTACTTGTCACCGTCCTTCTTTTGAGCTTCAGTAAGCTTGTTAACTGCTTCAGTAACAGTCTTCATAGCTTGTGTCATTTGAGTACCAAAGACATTAAATTGCATACCGAGCTGGTTGTTTTGACGGTTAGATTCTTGGATGGCGTTCTGCAAGTCATCGATTTGCTGATTTCTTTCACTTACTTGTTGCTTGTAATCTTCGTTTGCCTTGATCAAACTCTTGATCTGCTCATTTTGTTGTGCAAGAACAGCGCCTTGACTAGTTTTGTCAGCTTCAATCCAACCGCCAGTTTCATTGCTCCAAACTGGATCTGATAAATCTTCACTAGGTTTTTCAGTGTGTACGTGCCATGGAAGTTCCTTGAATTCGATGTCAGTGTAAATTGCGTGACATCTTAACTCTTTAGTGCCCGCATCAGGGTCACTGTAGTAATAAACAAATAATTTCTTTTCAGCCATTTTATGGCTCCTTTCTGTATTAAAAAAGCTCGCAGCGACACACTACGAGCATTAATATTGCATTTCGGTGATTATGTTTATTGGTATTGCAGAATAGCCATTTGTTGAAGCATTATCAACTTGGATATAAAGCATTCCGATTTTTGTGTTGTATTGCCAACCGCAAACACTATAAGCAGGTTGGCTTGTTGGTAGTTTGACAAACTCAGAATTTAGAAAAAACAATCCGAACATACTACACTCTCACCGCCTTTCCAGCGATGAAAGTGTAGAAAATACCTATAGGACGGGCTTTACCCCCCGAATTCATGTTTCATTACATCACTTGCTTTAACGAGGACATTATCAGTGCTGTTGTACCCGTTGCTTGATCCTAACCAATAACCGCTAAGAAAAATATAAAATTCTCCTTGACACAACGTTAAACTGTGTAAGGTAGCAGTTTGGCTCAATGTATTTGGTAATGTATCAGTATCATAAGGCTTGGTAGATACGTTGGATAGTTTAGACAACCAACTTGTAGTTCCACCCGCACCACTTGAGTAATAGATTGTATAATCCCTAGTTTGTATTTTTTTGCCAATTAGCGAAAAATCAAAAAAATGATCCGCTAAAATTTTGCTTGATGTAAATTCGTCACCTACGAAAATCAGCTTTTTTACAGACATGCTTTCACCTCATCTCTCGAAGTGAAAACACGCTTGTAAGCTTGATATAAGTGGGTTAGCGGGCTATTCGATACCCCCCCCATTTTTCACATAGTCGCTCCAATTGTAGAAAGATATTCGACCACTGCTTCCGCTTGGTAAAATATCCATCTGTTCTTTTTCAAAAATAAAAGGTTTATCTAAGCTAAATAATAAACCGTCCGAACTATTATATAGCATTGTTACCGTTCCTCGTGGGACGCTGTTAGTAGTGCTCCTTTTCAGTGCATAAGCATCGGAAGATTCTGAATAGTCTTTCCAGAAACGGTAATTATCATAGTCATAAATTCTAACCTTGCCGTTTACAGCTCTAATTTTTCTGTTAACAGCAACTTCACCCTCAAACCAATCTTTGCCTAAAAAACGTAAGCCTGCCATGTTGTCTCCTTTCTAAGTCGTGAGACAGCATGACAAACCTTTAATATAGTGTTAGCTAATACCCCCCCGTTTAGTAAATAATCATTCCAACTGTACAGTATCAAGGATTGACCGAATGGGTCATAGCCGTCTTCATTTGGATCTAGCGTTTGAAAGCCAAACAAATAACCGGCACTTGAGTTAATCACTACACCAATAGTACTACCGGCTTGTACCGTTTCTTTGCCTTTGCCTACTAATCTTATAAAGTCAGTCGCATTTGCATAAGAATTGATTGCATACTTTCTAACGCCACTTATTGTGTTAGACAACTTAGCACCAACGATAGGCAATTCCTTAGTAGAATACCAATCTTGCCCTACAAATCTTAAACCTGTCATGCTGTCACCTTCCTTTCTATAAAAAAAGACCCACTTTAGTGAGTCTAATTTGCTATAATATTTTTCGGTAACTGTGCCTCCCGCTTGAAAGGAGGTGAGTTTCATGTTTAAGGACCTTTTTCAATTGATCATCGCTCCACTAATTGTGGGGATAGTGCTTGCACTATTCGATCAATGGTTAAATGATCGTCATGATCGCAAATAATTAACAGTTACCATTTAACCCTCACACTTGAATTACCGGGCGTAAAGAAAAGCATTACCTTGGCAGAGGTAATGCTTTTTGAGTTCATGTTTTTTAATAGAACCTTTTTCAGTTACACAGTAAGTGTAACACAATTCTGAAAGAAAAACTATTATAGCATCATTTTTCAAAAACAGCCAAGCGTTTGCCGGGGCGTTGAGCTTCCCACGCTTTCGCAGCATTTCTATCAGTAAACTTTTGAACTTCAAACTTATCTTCCTCAAGCCGGCGAATTCGGTACTCATAATCTTGTAAATTAGGTGAATAAATGTAACCTTCCGCATTGATTGATGCTTTTTCCACTCCGTTACTACGGAAAGAAACTTTATTTGATGCATCGTCGCCTAGATCAATAGCTAAATCGAGATTGTCGTTACCATTCTGATCACCGTAAATTTGAGCAGTGTCAGTACCACCAGCCCAGACAAGACCACCTAGATTACCGGTTCGATCATCAATATTGCCACCTATCCAATTAATAGTTGAGCGCAAATTCATATTGCCACCGGCTAAAGCTAAACGGGCATTTAAAGCGTCATTAACCTGTGCTTTGGTATAAGTATCACTTGAATTAGCTTTATTATTAACCGAATTCCATAATCCGTTAACATCTTCCTTAGTAGCTACCTGTTTCCACGCTTGCCATGATCCGCCTGATTGCATTCGATAAAATGGTGCGTCACCACTATCAGGGAAGTAAATTTGCTCAATTCTTGCATTAAGAGCAGGAACTACAATCAAATTACCCCATGAAACTGACGGAGAATTATTACCGCTTGAAGGACTGGTAATATAAAAGTTTCCAGGCGTGGTCAAATCATTAAAATCTGGGCTGTCTTTCTGAATTCCATTTTTGAAAGTATTTAACGCTGCAACTTGACCCATTGTGTCCTTAAGTTTTGCTGCAGTCCAGTCAGCATTCCAAATATTGAAGGCATAACCGCCGTCGGCTTGCTTAGTGGCATTAGCGCGAACATCTACTACATTGCCTTGCTGGTTCATCCCTTGCTTGTTAAAAAACGATCTGGATAAAATAGTATCGATATCAGACTTGCTGTAAACTTCGCTTGTATTTGCTTTGCTGTCCATAGCATTTTGAGCCTTGTTATCAGCATTTCTAGCCATTTCCTTGGCTTCTTTAATACCGTTTTCTGTTTCCGCTTTGTTAGGTATTGCGGTAACATCAGCTTTGCCTTTTAGCAACTCGTTTAAATCATCGATGTTCACATGCTTAGACAAATCAGGGTTAGGAACAGTTAGATCGATATTGCCATTGCTGTCAGGAGCAATTTTAGTTCCACCATTAAGACTTGCAGTCTTAACAGTCTTACCCATATCTTCCTTATGAGTTTTTGCAAGTGCATCTAAACTTTTAGTAACTTCATCTTTATACTTTTCAAGTTGACCGTGTGTAACTGCAGTGCCTTCATCAATTACTACGTTAACTGCTTGTGCTTTGCCGATAACTAGATACATTTGCATGTTAAATCTGTAAAGAACCTTATCAGCAAAGCTAGGCATATATTCAGGTGAAACAGCGGTGGTTACAGCGTAAAGGATTTCATTTTTTGCGCCTTCTTCTTTAACATAAAGCCCGATAATTCGAATTTGATAAGCATTAGTTAAATCTTTGTTAGTAAAGCGTAAAGAAACACCAATCACAGCGTTATTACTTTCTACTTCTTCGGCGTCCATAATTGTACCGTTTTGCATAATATTAGGTACATTAGTTACTTCTTCTAAGTCTTGAGTAGTCTTATAACTCCAATCTTCAGCCGAAGTAACAGCCCTAGTAATTTCAAACTTTGCTTGACCGGCATTAGCTTTTTTAGCAAGCTCAAGACCGGCACGAGTTAGAACTGTTTTGTTATATTGTGACAACTTTTATCACTCCTTATAATTTTGATTTTCGTAATCTACAACTGTATTTGTTTGGATATTAGTACCAAAGCCCAAGTATAAAGTTGCTTCAGTCTTATTAATGAAGTTTTTCTGATCAGTATTAGCCTGAGCAATTACATAAGTATCAGCGGTATTGACAATATCCAAGTAAATAGCATTAGTTACTTCAACCTTGCTTAAATTAATCCGGATATCATAAATCATGTTTGCTGGTAAAGTGATGTTAAGCATGTACTTAATACTGTTTACCTTATCTAGTGATATATCAGTTGATTTAGCTTCAACTAAAGCTAGTCTTTTTGCATAATCAACCGTTACATTCGCTTTTAGATTCATGATTTCAAGTAAATGATTTAAATACCTTAACGTTAACGGTTTAGGTGGCAATAATCTTAAAAGTACGTTGTTACGTCTGGTTTCAAGACTTGCCCCATGCTCTGGTACTATTCCAGCTTGATCTTCAAAAACAGCAATACCTTTTTCATCGGCTTGAATAATAAACTGATTAAGCAAAGTTCTATTAAGTTTTTCATCAAACTTGAATAGCCCTTTTGATTGAGCCTTTAAAAGTTCCTCCATTTCATACACACCGTTGTAATAGTCCGGCATGTACTTTAAGAGTTCGTCTTTATCCATTTACCGTCACCTCACCCAGAACTGGAATTTGTGAAGTGGTATTGTTAAACACTAGTTGTAAATCTTCATCTTTGCTGCTTAATTTAGGCATTGTAGCGTTTGCCACACCTTCAAGCATCATTACCCTAGATAAGATTTTGGAGCGATAAACAACCATTGAGTAACCTCTACCAACAGTAGGATTTACCGTACTCCATTCTCTACGTAAGGACTTAAACAACTCTTCAAGTGTGTTTCTCACCTTAGCTCTAATACTTTCAATATTCACACTATCAATGATGGTTACATTCATAGAAACATCAATCTTCAATGTTTCTGGGGCTACTACAGTAACTCGATGGTCAATTGGAGCTAAGCCGTAACCTTGAGTTTCTGCGCTTTCTGGATCAATTTCTTCTTTAACTTTTTTAAGTAACGTAGTACTTGCCGGCATTAAATCGTTATTTAAGATAACTAGTTTAACTGTACCTGGACCGTCCCAAGTTGGATACACCTGGGTTGCTCCAACATCTTTTATTTTGCTAGTCATGTCTAAGTAATCCGCGATGTTACCCCCGTAGGCTACCCATGAGTTGGAATTTAACAATCTTGCTCTTAAGTGTTCATCGCTTTCAGCATCTCTAGCAGGGATAGTAATTTCAATAATTTCAGCCCACGCTAAATTATCATTAGGCGTTACCGGTAATACTTGACCAAGATAGCTATTAGGCGCTGTGCCTGCTTCTTCGGCTTGCATTTCTGCTGTACCGTCTTCATTAACCTTAGTGACTGTATAAAAAATAGGCGATTCCGCTATACTTGCGAATCTATCGCCTATATCTACTGTAACCGGGTTACCATCGTCATCAGTAAATTTAGCTTTCACTTCAGTGTTGGTAGCTAAATATCTACTAGTGCCATGCTCAACCGCTCGGTAGTCCAAAAACTCACCTTGAGCGGTTTTAATGTACGTTTCTCGTATTACATTAGCTAAAGACAGTGATTGTTGAGCGCTCACCATAGCTGCAGGAGCTACAGCATCATAGATAATTGAACCCTCGCGTTTATCAATATCATTAGGGACATTATCAAGCATTAAATTAAGCCAATAGTCGTAATTTTGCGCTTCCAGTTCGTTTGCTAAATCTTCAGGATTCATCTACTAAGTCCACCTCACTTTCAAAACCAACCCGCCCGTAAACAGTGTTAGCGTAGCCCTCCACTATGATGGAATCGCTGTTTAATTGTTCACACCGTGTGATATCAACGCTAGTAATTCTATCATCTGCTTCTAATGCTTCTACAGTCATTCTTTCTGCTTCAGACACCGCATAATCAATGGTTTCACCAATTAATTCAGGTAAGTCGTTACCATAATCTTCATCGTAAATTTGATATACAAAGCGTTCAGTTTTTAAAATTTTATCTACAGCTTGTTGCATTGCATCAAGTTCATCAGTCATAGACCTGATTCGCCCATTTACAACTTTAAAGGTATAGGTAGGACTCGCAGTGTCTTCTTCATCGTCTAAATCATCATCATCTAAATAAGCATCTTCCATCAACGCTCCCACATTTAATTCTTCATCAGAATCCAAAGCCATCTTCACCTAACCTTTCAAATAGATAAAATTGTTGTCCGCCATCCATGCGAATCATAGTAACTTTATCGCCGGCTTTTAATGAGTTATCAAACTCATACTCTGCAGATACCATGTCACCTTGTAAGTCGCTGTCTTTTGTGGTTTTGATCTTAGTTTTGCCTTTGAGTTTAAATTTACCGATATGTTTACCTAAAATAATAAAATCATCAGTTAAGACCATGCTATTAGATAGCTGCACCTTTAAAGGGCTAGCACTGCTTACAACACCGAAAACAACATCAGAATAATCACTAGCCTTGCCACCCCGTTTAGTCATCAACTCATAGAGCCGCTTACCTGCCATGATTTACCTACTTTCATTGTTAAATCTACAGTATAATCTTGCCCAAAATGATGGGTAGCTTTCAGAATTGGACAATCCTTAAACTTTTTCTTGTAGTCTTTAATGCTAATTGTGACGTAGTTGCCTGGTATTAAGTCAGTACGACCAACACAAGTGATTTTTAATTCCTTGTTTGCCATATTACGATTTTTAAGCTCGTTTTTGGCTTGTTGGATCATTTGAGCATCATTAGCCTTCTTTTTAGCATTTACTACTTTTTGGAGTTTTCCCCATTGCTTGCTGGATGGCATTGATACTGTCTTTGATTTAATCGTAGTATTCTTCGGATCATCTTTACTAGTCTTAGTTTTAGAGGTTTTCTTTGATTTTTTAGCATCTTTTTTGACAACTTCGACAACATTATAGGTGTTATCAATATCAACGCTGTAATCATAGTCAATTAACCCAGACTGGTCACCAATCACAATATCAAGTTTCTTATAAGGAAACTTTCTTAATTCAACCGTGTCATAGTGGTCAAAAATCAAGTAATGCTTATGAGTGCTTTTAGTAGTAGTACTAATAGCGCTCTTGATCATGTCAAAGTATGTTTTACCATCGTTAATTTCAGCTTTACATTTATGACTAGCACTAGCTACAACTTTAGCTTTAATCCCGGCTCTTTTACATACCTCTTTAAAGCGATCGCTTAACGTTCCAGCCTTAAATACGATTGAATCTTCATTCTTCAAGTATCGGCTAGGACCATAGCACTTAACATTAATGTTATGGTCTTTATCAAAGCCGTAATTAAAAACGTAGCCATAAAAGATTTTTGTCTTTTTCCAGGTGAAGGTAATGATGTCACCAGTGTATGGAATAACCGGTTTAGTATCAAAGACTAACTTAAACTTAAATTCTGTAGCGGAAAAATTGGTGTCAATATCCCAAGTAATAGAATCATCAACCACTAAATCACTAATATCATAGCTTGCCCGGCTTTTCGAGTGCGTGAAGTGAGTAGACCTACGCCTTAATGTCATTTTGATATTATCGCTCATGATCTCTTAACCTCACTCATCTTAACCCAACCTCGAGCCTTGCCATTGATTCCTACACATACCGGATATTCACGACCAGGCACAATATACAAGATTTCACGTTTGGCATTTTTTTCATACATTCCTGCACCCCGACCATAACTGTCGGCGTGCAAACGACCATTAACACTCACTGTAGAGCCTACGCTTATTTTCTTAGCAGGCTTAGAACGGCTCTTACTTTTTTTGGAACGCCCACGCTTTTTAGGGTTCTTTAGCTTTTTATAGCCAAACTTTCGATATTGCTTTAATTCCAAAGTGTAGGCATATTCATCAGCCCAACCGTTTTCTAGCCCATATTCAAAGCTTGAAATAGTCATCAACATAGAGATATCCGTTTTGGTAACTACGAATCTAACTTTGTGATTCTTACTTTGAATCTTCTTGATTTTCTTAACGTAAGTTGCTTGCTTGTGTGGTGTTTTAGTCGCCACATAGTGAGCGCCTACGGTTGGGAAAACAGATTTAATTTCAATATCAACAAGTTTGGTTTTACCGGGAATATTTACTTCACCCAGATTAACAATAGTTTCGGAATGATCGTCTGTTTCATATTTGAGTTTTACATCGCTAGGATTAACCGGAATTTGTAAATTTTCCCCAGTTGTTTGATCTTTGATATAAAACTTCATGCCGCTTCTATCCGGCAATTTAACCACCTCACTAACTTAATGATTTATCATCTAACTCAATAATTTTTTGTTCAAACATTTCTAGCAATGTTTCTGCGTCTTGTTCAGGATTACCAGAACTATTGATCACAATTGCCCCCGGAGCAATGTTGACTTCGCTAGAACTAGTTGTTCCGCCACCATTGTAATTGTTAGTATTGTAAGAATTTGGCTTTAAGGAGCTTGATCCTACAGTATTTAACCCGTTAACAGAGCGGTAAGAACCTGGATAAGCGCTATTAATCATTGCTCTACTACTTTGGCTGATTAGCCCTCTCGTAGAGTCCATACCAACAGCCATACCTTGACCAATAAAACTACCGACTTCAGCAAATAACCTTGAAGGTGAGTGAATTTGTGCGGCCGCTCTTGCAGCCCTATTAGCTTGCGCTACCAACTCATTAGCTGCTGCAGCAACTGCTCCAACTTGAGATCTAATGCCATTTGCTAGACCTTGACCAATCATTACACCTGCAGCTTGCATTGCACCTGCAGCACTTCTAGCAGCTGCTACAGCTTGATTAAGTGCACTACGAACAGCTGCACTAATTTGAGCACCACCTGCTCTTGCAGCTGCAGCCGCTTTGCTCATACCTGAACGGACAGCTGAAACAACACCACTCATATTAGGCTTCTGCACCTTAGGAGCTGGAATAGTCTTTAATTTTGGCATTTTAGGTTGTGGCACTTTCGGTGTTTTAACTTTAGGTGCCGGCATTGTTTTAGCTTTGGGCATCTTTGGTTGTGGAATTTTAGGAGCTTTTACTTTAGGTGTTTGGATTTTCTTTTTGCTAATTGCATCCATTTGCTTGTTAAGCTGTGCAGCATCAAATTTCGCGCCTACTTTAACTTTTTTATTACCTTTAGTAGCATTGCTAAGTTTATTTTTTACATTAGATGTATCTACATCAGTTTTCAGTTTAACCTTCTTACCACTTGCTGATTTTTGAGCATTTCTTATAGCAGTGCCGATTGTTTTTTCAGTAGTAGAAAAATCAAGTGGATGAAAATTCTTTTGCGCATTACTAAAGGCTTTACCAGCATCTGCAAAAGTCTTTCTAGCACTAGAAAAAGAAAAATCGCCATGGGCTATATCTTTAACAGCATCCCCAATGCCGTGGAGTCCTTGAACAAAACCTTTAACCGCACTAAAGGCCGCAGTTACTCCACTAACAATGTTTTTAAAAATATCCACCACCATAGCTAATCCGACCAAAACGCCGGTCCCTGCGATTGCGCCTAAAGCTGTAACGAACTGTTTAACCGCAGGTATAGCAGGCTGAATAGCTTGTCCTATTTGACCAAAGACTTGACCAATTGGAGCTAAAGCTTGTCCTAATCCGGAAAATGCCTGACCTATTACTTGACCGAAGTTACCGAAGGTTTGTTGAACGGTATCTCTAAAGCCCATAAAGTTTTGTTTCCACGCACTTACGGCACCGACAACTAAAACAGTTACACCACCGATAATTGCACCTATTGGAGAAAATACCGCAGATAATGCACCAGATATTGATGGTGCTAACGCAGTGAATGCACCTTTAATCATCTCGATTTTACCGAGAATACCACCCATCCCCCCTGCGAGGTCTGCGCTTCCACCTAGCATTTCTGAAAAGTTAAACGCACTTGAAGCAGCAGCTTCTTTTTTTACATCCCCAAAAAAAGTAGACATTCCTTTTGAAGCCTTACCGAAAGAAGCTGGAAGCTCTGAAACTCCTTTAAACGCCGACCCAAAACCGCCTTTTATCAAGCTTAAACCAGATGCAATACTAGAAATAGTTCCCGCTACAGAGTCCACACCCTTTAGTAGCATTAACGAACCAGCAAAGCTAGCAATAGCAGCACCTACAGCTTTTATTTGTCCGGGGCTCATTCTGCCTATTGCATTAGCAATGTTTGTAATTATTCCTGCTACTGCAGATATTCCGCTCCCCGCCAGTTTGCCAATATTAGTGAAGAAATTGCCACCTTGAAAACCGCTGATTTTTGAAGTAACGCTCGTTATTGAATCAGCTATAGCGCCAAAAGCTTGCCCTACTGCACTAAGTGCACCGGATGACTGAAATCCTTGAAATACATCTGAAATAGCATTTTTAATATTTTCCAAGATAGGTTTTACACGGTTGTAAGCATTGCTGATATTGTCAAAAATTTGATTAACATCAATCTTGCTTAGTGTATTAGCAATTGAATCGCCTATAGAATCAAAATTTAATTTACCCAGTCTATCTGTTATGCCTTCAACTGCTTTGATACCAACTTTTCCGACCTTGTCAAATTGTGGCTGTAATTTATTAGCTAAGGTTTCTTTAAGGCCATCCATTGCTTGACCAACAGTTTTATACTGAGTGGCCATCTTGGAAAAATTAGCATTAGTACCGGTCTTAGCTACAGCATTTAAGAAGTCTTCAGTTTTAACTTTTCCGTCCTGAATATCTTTAATTAGCTGTGTTGTACTCTCGCCCATTGTCTTAGCAACTGCAGAAATACCAGCTGGGGTTTGCTCGAGCATTAGCTTAAAGTCTTGCCACTGAACTAATGGCTTAGCGGCCATTTGGGTGGCTTGCTCGCTTAAAGTCTTCATGGCTTGCTGTGGATTGTCTGAAGCAGCGGCTAAACCACCGAATCCTTTAACAAGTTGAGCAGTATTTTTAGTACCAACAGCGGCTAACTGAGCATAAGTACTAGACATATCAGACGCACTATAAATTGTTTGCTGAGCAAATTTCTGCATATCAGCCTTAGCTTTAGATATTTGAGTATCAGACGCACCAAGTTGATGCATGTTACCTTCGAAAGTTTGCCACGACGTGGAGGCTTCGTTTAACTCACCGATCATAGAGCGAACACCTGAACTAGCCAAGCCCATACCTTTGCTAATTAAATTTCCAACAACAACACCGCCAGCCATAGACTTAAAAAGCCCACTACTAGATTTTTCGGCGCCACTAAATGCGTTCCCGCTCAAAGACCCTTTCAAACGACTAAAACCAGATTGAACGCGAGAAAGACCCGCTGAAAGTTTATCTAATGGACTACTAAAAGCGTCTGCAATCCTAATCGTTGCACTAATTTCCGGCATAAATTACCTCCTTTCTTTTGTATAAAAAAAGGACACGGTAGATTGCTTACCGTATCCTCACCGTAACCGTCTCTTTTCTTACTCTCCCAAGGGTTTTAGAGATTTTTTGAAGAAAAGTTACGGAAACTTTCTGACAAACTCTTTAAGGCTATTATTACCTTATATACTATATATTATATTATTTTATTTACTTTTATAAGATATTTACTGTAGTAGTATAACTAAGTATACACACTATGCTCTAGATCAACATTTTCAAAGGTTACGGTTACCGTATCCTACTGTGACCGTCTGTAACCAAAAAAAGCGAGACTAAGCCTTTCACATTTGCTTAATGTGTTATGCCTTAGCCTCTCTTTCCATTTCTTTCTGTTGTTTCTGTTCTTCTTCACTTCTTAATTCAAGCGACGCAACCACGATGGCTTTCTCTCTTTTGCTAAGATCCGCCCACTGTCGTGGTGTCCACTTATATACATTGAGCACATTGTTATAAATCGCGAAGTCGCCACTTGAATTATTAATTAGTTTTTTGCTTCTTCCACTAAATCGATATCACTATCTTCATCCAATCCAGATAAATCCATAATCTTTTTAGCTAAAACATTATATTCACCAGCAAGAAGCATAGCCTCTAAAGTTCCTGCTGGGTCACCATAAGTACCGTAATGCTTTTGTAATTCCTCGTTCTTTAGATTTGGAACTACCACACAAGCTTCGATCAACTTGTCATTGAATTTTTCTTGGTCAAAAACTTTATGTTTAGTTCTAGTGGCTCTATTAAGTTCGACTGTTTGAGAATCTTTTCTTAATTCTTCTAGTTCCTTTTCGGTTAAAGACTTAATTTTAAAAGGCGTCTTAAATCGCTTAAGCTTTACCTCTTTTTCTTTTACTGGACTTTCAACATCAATAAAATCTGCTACGTTAAATTTTTCAGCCATTTATATTTTCTCCTTAATTAATTCCGCTAAACGCTTGTACTAAGTGGATTCCTTCAAAAGTAAAGTCTGCAGACATATCCATTACAGTATCATCAGCCTTAAAGTCTGCCACTGGGATTTCATCTAAGTTTACTTCATCAAGTTGAATAATTTGTTTGCCAGCTTTTGAAGTTGGATCATCGATCGTGAAAGTGATCGTAAAGTATAAGTCCCCTTCTTTCATTGTGTAAGGAATACCATACTTTAACCAATTAGAGTTCACCACGTATTGGCCAAGTGTACCTGTACCATCTACGGATGTGGTCTTGTGCTTAGTCCAGTGGTCACCCAGGACTTGAACCTTTTCCTTATTTTTTTTGATATTGATTTTCAATTCTTTGCAGTCGATTAAATTGATAACATTACCGTCAATAGTAACGGTAACTTTAGCGTCTTTTGAAGAAATAGTATCTCTACCATGAAGAACCTGTTCTAAAGTAGTTGCTGCCATTTAGTTATCCTTTCTATCTCACGATTAAGTTAACGTAAAGTTTTTCCATCGAATCTACTGGAGTTACATATAAATCCATTAATACTGCGTCCTTATCATCACCTTGAGCCAAGCTTAAGTCATTAGGGTCAAAGTCACGAATCATGTTTTGTGATTCTAATCCAGATAAGTAACTCACACGGTTAGCCTTGAACAGATCGCGTCCAAACTCGTTGCTGCTTACTTTACCCAAGAAACTAGTTTCAAACGTTTGAGTAGTATTAGTACAGATTTCATCAAGCGTTCTAATAATACGGTTCTTACTAAAGTCTTTAGGCTTAGTGCTCGTGAATTTAGTAAGTGAATTGATATCTTGCTCAATCACTACACGACTTCCAGAACGAGTGGTAAAGACAATTTGACCAGCCTTCAGTGCTTCAATAGTCTTATCATTGTTCAATCTAGGCTTAGCTTCAGCGGCATCATCAAGTTGAGTGTAAGTTAGTGCTTGATCTGGTGTAGCACTAGCACTCATACCAGCGAAACGTGCAGTAGCGATGTTAGGACTGATTACAGTGCCATCATTAAGTACATAACCGTTTAAAACGGTTGATACACCTTCATAGTTATATACGGCTCCACTTTCATTAGGAACAACCGCACGAACCTTAATACCTACGTTTTCACGGAGTAACTTAATTTGTTCTACTAAAAGCTTATGAATGTTGCTTGATTCATCCCATCCAGCAGTAGTTGCTACAGCGTAGAATTCGTTTTCCAAATAATCATTCATATCATCAACAACTTTATTGGTACCATTTGAACCGCCAGCCAAAGTAACAGTTGTAGCATTTTGAGTTAAACCGTTAAAAATTGTGGTATAAATAGGCATTTCACCACCTGCTGCTAATTCTGCATTTAAACCTTCAGGAAATGTGATATCTACATAATCGTTATGTACTTCCAATTGATCTTCTTTAGTCAATTCTGCAGCTTTGATAGCTTCAGCGTTTGCCAAAGGTAAAGTGATCTTTGCTTGATCTACTTGCTTAGTACCAAAGATAGTAGTTACAGTGACATCTTGAGTAGTTGCACCATCAGCCAAAGGGCTAGGAGCAAAGCTAACACTGATGTTGTTGCCTTGTTCACCTTCGTACTTAGCATTAATAGTGTAAACACCATCTTTAGACGCAGTAGATTTAGTACCACCTGCAAAGTCGTTTACAAGCAATACTGTTTCAGCGTCTTTAAGAGCTTCATAAACTGGAGCTAACTCCTTATCTGTATTCTTGTGACCAGTTTTTGCAGTAAAGTCACTAGTTACATTTAACTCAATAATTCCTTTCTTACCCCATCCTAAAGGCTTGTTCTGGAACATCAACAAGCGCCCAAGAGAGGTGGTTAAAACAGGTTTGCCGTCTCCGCGAGTGTTGATATAAACACCCGGACGAACTTTATTCTGAATTCTCCAAGTTCCACCAGCCATTTAAATACCTCCTTTAAAATCTTTAATCGCCTTTTCAGCTTGAGTGATTGTATAAGTCTTATCATCTTCTAAAGCAGCGTTGATAATCGCTGCGTTGTTTGTTCCAGGGAACAAATCAGCTTGCTTAATTTGAGCCTTAGTGTAAACCGGCTCAGTCGCTTTCTTTCGTGTTGGCATTTATCTCTAAACTCCTTTGTTTTATCGAACGATCTGGTTTGTACATCCGTAAAATCAGATCAAATTCACACGTTAGCGTATGTTCGTTCGTATCTACATTAAATTCACGATTTCTTAGATAAGCAAAATCAGTTAATACAGAAAAATTGTCCATTAGCAAAGATTCCATTTCATAAAGCTGATCTGTTGTTTCAGCGAAATAAACGACTTGATATGGAATATTCCGAACTTCATGATCAAACATTTCGGGTTTGATGTTTGTATTGCCTGCTCTGCCTAAAAAGAAACACGGTTCCTCAAACCCATTGGGCTGACTCTCTGTGTAAATCGTTGTATCTGGTGAGATGCGTGCTAACTCATCCGCTATTCTTTCAATTATTGTCATGATAGTAAATCTCTAAAAGCCCACAATCCAGGGGTTATCAGCTCTGGTAGTTGAGCGTTAATCTCACTTAACGAGTTCTTCATGAAGAATTGCCCAGCTACCCAGCCTTTACCACCTCGTGTTCTATGCCCTCGTTCAACGTAAGAAGCATATTCAGCGTTGTTGGTTACTTTGATAACCCAGCCACCGCCACCATAATTAGGACCATCAGCAGTCCAAGAACGGCGGAGTTGACCAGTATCAACAGGCGAATTGTTCTTTAGCGTCTTCAATGCTTGTGTACCAATACGTTTGGTGCTTTTACCAATTTCTTTCTTGAGATAATCGCCATCAATTTTCATCTTGACACGATTAGCCCATGCTTGAAAATCAGCATCATCAACAGTTCCTGAACTCATGCTTTCTCATCCCTTACCATAGCTATTTCTTGATGACTGTAATACCCTGTATATCCACGGCTGGAGCGTTTGTATTTAGTAGTATTACCATTTTGATCAGTAACATAAATAACCGCCCCAGCTGGTATATCAATACCGTTGCGAATCAATAATTTAGCGTCTGCTTCATCAGTGCCGAAAATAGTTTGAGTACTGGAAGATTGTCCCTTAAGGATAGCCTTGCAAGGCTCATTCTCAACGATTGTAGTTTCAACGCTATTGGTAATATGATTCTTAACGACTTTCTTAGTACCAGTTATTTTAGCCTTATCCGTCCATAACAACGGAGTTGCCTTTTTTAAGCCTTCAAATAAGCTCATTTTGGCAACCTCCTGAAGTTATTTAAGATATTAGTGTAATTATCCGTAATTGGATTTAAACTCTGCAGAGCCATGTAAACGTCGCTTACAGGCCTAAATGTTACGGACGTATCACCCTCGTTAAGTGATTGAATGTTTGCAGAATTATCTTTTCCATAAAGGGATTCATTCGTTTTAAGAGCTTGAAGAGTCATGTTAACCACTACTGTAGTTAATTCGTGAGGTAGTTCGTCAAGTGAAATATTACAATAGTTAGCAACATCATTCATGATCTTATCAACAGTAAAACCAATGATTTCATCATAATCAGGATATTCATCACTGTTAGGAATCAACAACTTAACTTTACTAATGATATATTCTTTATCCATTCAATCACTCCTTAAATTACTTCACTAAAGCTAATAATTCATCTTTCTTAGTCTTACCAGTGTAATCAATGTGGTTAGCATCTAAGTAAGCCTTAATTTCTTCAACGGTGCTTTTAGCGTCTGGTTTTGTGGAAGGCGTGGTTTCATTTACAGATTCAACCTTAATAGTTTCATCCTTAGAATCAGTTTTAGTTTCAGATTCAGGTAAGATAATTTCATTACCTAAAGTTGCAACCAACACTTTTGATGGGTTTTGAACGTAAGGAGCAGCAATTTGAGTACCGTAGAGTGTATTAATTTGCTTACCCTTATCACGATCAGCTTCAATCAAAGTATCACGCTTAACTAACCACTTGAATGCACGGCCTGAGTTAAGTGTTTCAAGTTCCTTGTCGGTTAAGTTGCCGTTCTTCATCTTTTCTTGAAGTTCCTTTGAGCGTGCAATATCTGCATCACTTGAGAAAACTACGATAATCTTGTCATCAGCCATCTTCTTAGTTGCATAAATTGAAGTACCTAATACAAGTGGACTAGCTCCATTGATTGCTAATTGTGCACCAACATCTGAACCCTTGGTATATTCACGCACTGCCTTGTTTAACTTCAACTTTGTTTTTGGTGACACGATCAAAGTGTAAGCAGGGTTGTTTACATCAGTGTCAAAAAATGATTGCATTGCATCCACACCGTCAACATCTGGGGTAACAGTCATAGTATTCTTAACTTTTAACGCTGCTTCCATAAGTTTCGAATCTGCACCTTGAGCGATAACTTCACCAATTTGACGGGTTGCTTGTTCAACCACATTGCCCAAAGCAGTGATATCAGCTTCATCGGTAAAACTTACACCCTTACCAAACTTAGAAACTGTTGCTTTAGTGTAGCCTTGACCAAGCTTTTCAACTGGAATTTGTTCGCCTTCCGCAACTTCTTCCGCTGCCCCAATGTGTCCCCATGTTGGAACTGTCAAAGTGTCGCCCGGATTACCTACTAAAGTACGGTCAATATCTGCTAAAGGCATAAATACCATTGCGTTTTGAGTGGTATTTTGAACCATTGGTGCAAGTACTTCAGGGTCAAATAAATCTTCTCTCTTTGTAATTGCCATCTATTATTCTCCTAACATTTTGTAATAAGCATCTGGATCCGATTGTTTAAGCTCAATTCGTTCAGTTAATGACATTTTGTTTAAGGATTTAGTTTCTTTCGGAGTTTCGCCACTAGCTGGGGTGTACTCTGATTTTTCCCCTTCATCAAATAAATATGGATCTGATTTCTTAAGAGACTTAATTTGACTATCTAAACCAATTAACTTACCTGATTCATCAAATTTAATTTCATCGTTGTTGAGAAGCGCCTTAATAGCCTTGGTATTTCTAGCTTTATTGCTGGATAATACTTGATCTACTGCACTATTTAACTTAACTTGTGCAATTTGATCATTAAGTTCCTTGGTATCAGTCTTGTACTTATCTTGCCATTCTTGAACTTGCTTAGATAAATCATCATTGTCTTTGACTTGATCTTGAAGTTCCTTAAGATCTTTATCACGATTTTTAATTTGATCTTTAAAGGCGGTGTTTTCCTCGGTTAGTTGTTCATTTTCCGTTTTAAATTTTTGAATATCCTTGCCATTAAGATCCATAACATTATCAATGACTTCATCATCTAAGCCAAGCTTTTTCAATTGATCTCTTTTCATAATTTCTCCTATCCTTTCACACGTTTTATACGAGTTCGCCTCTCACAAGGCATAAAAAAAGAGCAGTTTTATGACTTACTCAGGTCAAACAGTTATTTTTCGATGTTTATTTTGATTTTGTCACCACTAGAAAGCTTGAAATCTTCTCCGACTTCATCAGCTCCAATGGGTAAATTAAACTCAATTCCAAAATCAATTCTAAAATTACCGTTGTCTAATTTAGTTCTCGAAAGACTTGTGTTTTCAATCAGTTCAGCTTCTTTAATATCTGGATAAATACTATCAAAAGCATTAATAATTTGTTCGTTTGTTATTGTTTCTGAAAATAGATTGTGCATGTTATTACCTCCGTGCATAGAAAAAGCGAACCCTTGATATATAAGGACTCGCTTGTTTTTGTGATTTACTTTGAAAATAAGATTAACCTACTAGTGGTTCGGGAATATCAATTTCACCTCTCGCATACCGTTCTGAAACATCGCGCAATAAGTCCATATAATAATCCCATTCTTCTTTAGTAAATGTTTTTTCAAATTCAGTTAATCCCACTGCATCAGTGCCAGGGATTTTGATTTGTTCTTCAACATAAGCTTTTATTTCATTTTTTCGCATTCCAATCCCCAACCTTTCAATTTTTCAATGGTTTTATTTACTATTTGATCTTCACTGTAATTATATCGGCTTTCTCGCAAACTAGCAATTGTTTTGTCTATCAATCCTCTATAAATAGGCTTCTTAGCCACATATTTATAAACTTCACCGTCGTGAGCAATAATTATACCAAATTTATAGCCCCTTCGGCTTGCCGTTGCATAATCACTGCCACTAGGACCAATATTAGTAGGATGGTTATGAATACCAACTAATTCACCCGGTTCAAAATCATTGTGAATATGTTTTAAGGCGTCATTAGATAACGACACTTGCAATAGTTCATTCTTTTTACTTAAGGTTCTGTTTACTAAATTACCCTTAGTATCAAAAATATAACTATCTTCATGATCAGTACCATTTCTATTAATTAACATTGCTTTCGCATATTTATAAATCTGGGCATTCAATTTTGGATTATCTGAAATCTTAGAGAATTTATTTTTATATTCTTCAGACTTAATATAATCAAGATTTACAACGTTTGTTCCATTGTGATAAGCACCAGACAACATTAAATGTTTTCTGCCCTTTAACCTACCACGTTCGATATCTCTTTCACTAATAGCTTTTACATTAAGCTTAGCTTCAATGAACTTTCTTTTGTTCAAAGGTTTAACATCGTAAGCTTTAGCCCATTCGCTATAGTTCATATTCCGTGTCCATTTGCCTTTGCTGGTAATTGGGTCACGATACCAACGACTTTTTACGTCTGGTAAGTCTTTCATGTAAGGTGTGGTTGTGCATCTACAATATGGATGAATCAAAGGATAATTAATACCTTCTTTTTCATCTTTGACATAAAAAATACGCTCATCTAAATGAGCGCAAACTTCACATGTATGACTTTCAAGAGTTGCTAAATATTGATATTGGTCAATATTAGAATCTTTATAAAACTCAAGCGTTGCTTGTTCTGCAGCGTGCCCCATTTCGGTAACTGCTAAACGATGTAAATTCTTATCTTCAATGCCCCTAAATCGATCTCTAAGCATCTTTTCAACTCTTTGGTGGGAATATCCCATCAAGACAGATCTAGCGATTACATCAGTTAACACGTCCGGCATAACTTTAGTGTAATTATTCCAGATACGCTTACTGAAATCACTTCCTTGCCAAGGTTGATAGACAATATCTTTTAGTTGTTGTTCATCAAAGTGAGCGAAATCAACATCAAGACCACCTACCACAAGATATTTATGATATTCCTGCAGCTCATAAGTACCTTTGTACTGTTCAGCTAAAGCTAAAGCCATACGTTGTTCTTCAATTTCAGCGTACTTGCTAGCTAAATCAGCTAATTGAGCATGTAATTTCTGCAATCTATTGATGCGGGTCTTAAAGTAAGCACTGTCTAACTCTTTTTCAAAACCACCTGCTATTGCTTTAGCGCGGAACTCTTTAAGAGTCATATCAAACTTGCTAGTATCAATCTTGCTTAATATTTCAGCAGCATTTTTCTTAGAAATCTCATTAGTTTCAGCATAACGGGTAATAAAATAGTCGGCTTCTTTCAAGATCTCATTTTCAAGATCTTTAAGCCGACTTCTCATAGCTATTTCATATTCGCCTTCAGCGTCTAACTGTTTCTGTTTAGCATATAGCGACCTCTTACGCCAATACTTAGCGCTATTCATCGCTATTGTCCTTTAGTGTATCTGGATCTTCAAAACGCTCCTCAGAACTGTAATCATCAGCATCTTGACGATCCTGTTTTTGGTATTCAAGTTCTTGTTGCCAGTCATCAACAATTGGGTTAGCTTTAGCGACTGCTTCTTTACTTGAGTAGTTAGCAACTTGAGCAACCACTTGAGCTGCAGAAAGATCATCTTCTACCCTGGTTCTAGTCCATACTTGTGAGATAGTTCTTCCGTCCGGATCAGCTAAACCTAAGTAACCCATAATCGCTCTCACAAGCTCATTTACACCACGTCTAAAGTAAGCTTCAGTATTACTTGCCTTAAGCTCTAAATGACTATAAAGCATCTTAATTGCTACACCTGAAGCGTTAGAACTTTGGAAGTTAGCAGGGTCAACACCTTGACCTTGTAAGAAAATGTTATTCTTAGTAATTTGAAGAACTTTATCCCTCGCTTCAACTGGTATTTCAATTTGTAAGGTATCAACACCAGATTGATCACCGTTACCAGCATTGTTGAATTTAATGGCTTTATCTCTTTTAAGACTGTTCATAAATTCGTCAAGCTTAGTTCCACCATAATTTTTGAGAACTAAAATGACTTCTTGAATATCGTCTAAATCATTTAAGAAGGAGCTATAAACATCATCATAAGCATCGATCAAGCCTTTAGTCTTATGCAATTCAGACAGCTTAAGTTGATTTTTTTGGAACCCGATAAATGGAACTCTACCAAAATCGTGAGTAATTCTGTCACTTGTGCCAGTAGAATAGCCACCTGTTACGTCATAAATTTGCACTACTGGATAAGGCTCTAATTCTAAAGGCGTATTAGATACCTGCTTGAAAAATTGTGCTTCTTTGTCGTTCCAAAATTCGTGAACAATGAAATAACTACCTGTATCTTCATCAAGCTTCTTATATGATCTTAAAATACCTAAAAGCTTATTATCCAATTCCGTTGAGTAAATTGGTGTAATTTGATCAGGTGGCACAATACCAAACCTAAAGTTTTTGTCTTTATCAATCCAGTAATGCAACCAGCCTTGTCCAGCGTTACTTGTATCAACTACCAAGTGATTAAGTTTTAAAGCAAAGTCGTCACCTAAAACGTCTTGAATTGCTTGATTATCTTTGTCGTTACCCACGTCTATTTGTGGTGCAACGGCAGCAACATAACCGGCTTCTTGGTCTACTAATAATTGATAGAAATCTGAACTTATACGGTTATCTGCACGTCTTAAAGGTTCATCTTTACCATCTTTGTTCATCTTAGACTTACCTGCAGTCTTACGAGTGATATCATTTTGATTCATGTAGTATCTAGTAGCTTCAGCATACGAATTGATATTTCTTGTTCTTCTCGATGAAGTACTTTGAATAATTTTTTTGACGTATTCTAAGTCCAAGGTATGTAGCCTCCTTTCGCATTTCTTGAATAAATTGCATATCTTAAAGCGTCAAGCCTGTCGTTATGTCTCACTTCGTTTTCTTTTAATGGTTCACCAGTCTTTTCGTCCCAAGCGTATTGGTAAATTTCATCGAGCAAGCCAGACGAAGCAGATTCAGCAATAAAAAAACTACCTGTCCGCATCTTTTGAGCTACACACTCAATGCCAGGTAGTATATTTTTGTTTGCATTTATTGCATTAATTCCCGCTGCTTGAAATTCGTTAAGATTATCGGGGCGAGCACTATCGCAATAAAAAATAAGATTGCGTCCGTATTCATCTTGTAAATTCTTAGCGATATCAACCCAGTAAGAAATAAATTTATGTTTCTTAGTAAAATCTTTTAAAACATAAGTATTACCTTGATCATCGTCACCTAGTAAAAGGATTGGATTAGGGTGCTCAAAACCCCAGTCAACGCCACAGTAATAATGTAATTTATCAGGAATCTTATCATCATCAATAACCATAGTTTCTTGGTTGAAGTCTTGATAAACAATACCTTCACCAGTTACCCATAAACCACGGATTGCACGATCATAAAACATTCCTTGAGGTGTAGAGGCTTTGAGAGACTTAACATACTCTTGATCTAGAAATGTGTTTTCATCAATTGTGAAAGTAAACGAGATTATACCAGCCTCAGGATTTTTGTTGTCTATAAAATCAGTCTTAAGCCAGTGTGTTGGTATATCAGGGTTTGTATCACATATAATATGTGAGCCCTCCATAGAACAACGATTCTGGATTTCTTTAAATACTTCTTGATTAGCTAAAGTAGCTTCGTTTACGTAACCACCATATGAAGTAAACCCTCTCGCCCCTGCTAAACCAGCAATTGAGCCTGTATAAACAGGAACAATATCAACACCAAACAAATGATAGTGGTTGTGTTTATCGGGTCTTAAATCTATTCCGAATTGTCTAGATATTTCAGCAATAACGTTGTTATAAATCGAACCAGAACTTGCTCCAGCTAATATAAATTGCGGATGTTTGTCACCGCGTTTCTTCGCAAGTCTTGCAACACGGCGCAACTCATACATAAAAAGGTAATTATCGATATGAGTTTTACCAGAACGAACAGCACCGTTTAAAATCATGATCTTAAACGGTTTAGTTAAGTACGTATTTAAAACCTTAGCTTGCTTAGGTGTAAGTACATCATTTAGAGCCATGTTTTAAATCCTCCTTAGCTAAGTTATCCATCATCTTATCAAGTAGCTGCTCAATATCTTGCCCGTTATCTTCCATTGCCTTAGCTTTAGCTTCAGATATGCGAGCGTCTGCAGTGAGTTTCTTGAGCTTCTGTTTTTCCATTGGGTCATAAAGTGGGAATCTCTTCATAATTTCTTTAGAAACGCTCACTTTATCTTTAATAGATGGCTTTTTAGTAACTGTAATAACACTATCAGCCGTTGACATAGGCACTTCTTCTATTTCTTCACCTCTCAATACTCTGAAGTAGAACTCTAGCACTTCTTTAGCGTCACCAATCTTCTTAGATTCGATTCCTGCTAGTCTTTCTTCAATAGCCTTTTTTATGGCAGGTTTTAGCAGGTTTTCCTGTCCTGTTACTCTAGCGGTCTTTTCTGAATACCCCGCCTTAATCGCGGATTGAGTAGCATTGCCAGAGACAACGTACTCATTAACGAATTTTCTTTGTTTTGCCGTTAGGATGCTACTCACCACCTTTGATTAATTAATAACTCGACATAACTACAGCATTTGCAATTTCTCTCAATATAGTTCACGCAAACAAAAAAGCACTCAAATGAGTGCTGAAATATTAATCTATTATGTTTTCTATCCTTGCATTTCTCTTAAAGCATCTGCAGTGACTTTAGATACATTGATCTTGTTTTCTTTTGCCCAATCATTAAGTGCTTTGGGAATAGAAATATTTCTTCTTACTGTTTTTCCATATTGATTAAGCCACTTGGTCATATTCACTGTAACCCAAGTTACTTGTTCATTATCCTTCAGTTTCCAATCTTTAGGATTTTGAACTTCAGGATAAGTTTCTTCATCATCCAGCATTAATGCCATTGCATCTTCAGCATGCATTAAAGCTTCAGGAATAGTTTCACCATCAGTCACCATCCCTTGAATATTAGGTGAAGTTACAACAAAATAATGTCCTGATTCATCATTGTATTCACTAAGAATCGCAGGATAGGCTACAATATTTTGCTTCATAGTTTTTTAAGATATGCCAAAGCTAGGAGGCTTAACCCCCCGGCTTTTCCAACCCAGCTTCTTCAAGAATAGCTTTTTCGGTCATCTTCTTAAGTTCTTTATTATGCATTGGAACTTCAGTTTTTCTTCCAGTTGTTGGATTAAAAAATTTTCTATGACCGCCTTTTTTAGGTTGTTCAATAAAACCATTCTTTTTTAAAAAGCGAACCATTTTAGCGGGCTTCCATGGCATATCTTGCACCTCCTCTCAATTTATAAGTATATTATACACAATTATTTGTGTATTTCAAATAAAAGGAAGTTGATTTTAAAAAAACATTTGAAAAAAGCCAGCTTAGGCTGACTGATTCGATTTAAATTTTTCACTATTATTCTCTACTACTTCTAAAGCTGAAGAAGTCAATAAAAAATTAACCGTAGGATCATTTAATTCATGTCGTAATACTACGTTATTTGTCTGAGACAATTCAATTATTCCTTTTTTCATTAAATCTCTGACATCAGTGTCATTATATTTTAACCTTGCTTGATGTTGTGGAGAATCATATAAAGTACGAACAATTGAATATTTATTACCCGTTAAATTTAAAATGTATTCAGTATAAATTTGGCGTAATCTTTTCTCTTGAATTCTATTAAAAATAGTATTACTCAAATCTAAAATAATATAAACCCAAAATATTATACAAATTAAGAAGGCTGGAACAGCCAATATAGCAAAAATATTTTTACCACCGGGCAACTGCTCTATATAAGACCTACCTACCAGAAAAGCACTAAAACCTATAGCAATTCCTAGTCTTGTTTTCATGTCAGACTTCAAAGCCTCCCATGCTGTTTTAATCCATTCCAATATATTACCTCCATTCGTTTCAAAATTAATTATAAAAAAGCCTAGTAGTAATAACCAGACTTCATTGAAACGAATGGAATTTTTTAGTTTACTGTCGTTTCGGACAATACAGAAACAGAAGGAATCGAACCTACATCAACGGTTTTGGAGACCGCCGTTTTACCGTTAAACTATGTTTCTAAAAGTGATCGGGGTGGAATCAAACCACCCTCTTAGCTTGCCTTGATTATGTTAACGCTATGTAATGTCACTATACTACCGATCAAATAGCTATTAAGAATGTAGAGTGATTGATTTTCACTCTAATATCCCGTGCAAGAATTGAACTTGCGTTACAACCGTGAAAAGGTTGTGTCTTACCACTTGACCAACGGGACGTAATCGATAAGCGAACTCTTAACGCTTATCAAGAAATGTGTACTTGCCTTGCTCGCTTGATCCTTCATTCTTCTTTCAAGGAGGATAAAAGATTAATAAGGTCATAGCAAGGCTATGAACCGTGTTGGAATCGAACCAACGACGCGCACCGCTTCAAGGTGCCGCTCTACCAACTGAGCTAACGGTTCAGGATACCGGCAAATCAATTACCGGTTTTTATAATTATGAAACCAGCAGGAATTGACCTACCCTATGAGCCGTGAAGGAATCGAACCATTCACTTTCTATAGCGGTTTAAAGCTATAGAGCTTTACCATTAAGCTAACAGCTCAAAAACAAGGTAACGAAGACACAATATACAAAATTACATTTTTTACTTGATGCTTCTTTTCAAAAACGAATTTTAAACCACTACCTCGTCCGTTTATTCCACGATTAACCAACAGACAAAATGAAACAAGTTATAACACCATGTTAACGGGAATAAACTATCTACAAAAGTGGATTCGAACCACCGCACACACCACAACTCCGATAACAATAACAGTTAAAATTACAACAAAAGAGATATTTATTAAGTAAAGTGTGTTTTTGTAGAAATCCGCTCTCAAATACCCTTCAGTCAATAGTATTTCGCTGAACCGTAGCGCGGCTTTTGCCGGGTCATCGCAGATTATAACAGCCGGAGGAATCGAACCCCCGACTATCGAGGTCTAATTAATGAATTAAAACTAGATTGTCGTCCATATATAGCTCTTAACATTTTCGACTATATCAATATAGCATGTACTAGCGCCTGTTGACCGTCCGCTTTTCGCCTGCAAAACGCCCGCTAACCGCCTGGGTCACAACATTTTCTTTATAAAAGATCTTCACTGTATTTTCACCAGTCCGCTTAATTGCCATGACTTCACTGTACATATCAGATTTAAGAAAACTATGAACATCTTCCCTAATCTTATCCATGCTATCTGCTTGTAACAGCAATGTTTTCATTCTTTCACCCTAACTGTAAAACTTCTAACTCAATACGGGGTTCGTCTGAATATCTTTTCACTGCATGTAAGTCAGTAATTAGGTTGTCATCCTTCCAAATCGCTCCGTTACAGCCATCAAAGAAAGATTTAATATAATTGTCTAAATCACTTTTTACACTCGGTAGAACGCTTCCTCGTACCCTTCTAGCGTGTTCAATTTTGCTAATTGATTTTTGAACTGGTCTATAGAACACTACCCTTACTTCTAATGATCCATCAAAAGGGGCTAGTTTATGTTCTTGCATCATTTTTTGAGCCATTAAGTTAACATTCTCTTTGAATGCTTTAACCTCTTTGGTGTCGTATTCGTGTAAATACGGATATCTTGAAATACGTGGTCGTGCTTGACTAACCGGCTCTAAATTAAAAATAAATCTCACTATCACTTTTTCCTTACTTATATACTGACAAATCCGGTAAATTGGTGTCATTAATAGTAGCCCATTTGTGCAATCTGTCAGCAAACTCACAAAGAGCACGATTTTTCTTGTATCTGTATCTTGATCCTGATAAATGAAGTCTTGCTTCAACTTGACTATCACTTAAATCATCTAAGTATCTTAATTTAAGAATGCTCTTTGATCTAATGCCTTTATTTTCGTTTTCTTCACAATCCATAATGGTTTGATATACCGCTAAACATTTTGCTTGGTAGTCATAAAGCCTAAACATCTTATTTTCTGCACTATTACCACCGTGACTGCTTACACCTGTAGGGTCTAGTTGTGGACTACTAAGGTCAGTTCTATGCATCCCGGCACGATTTAAGTAATTCTGAAAATCATATTCCAGGAACTTCCTTACTTTCTTTGCAGTTTCAGCCTTATTTTGATCAGTGCCTTCAAATGTAAATTCCACAACCACAACGATCCCCCCATTGATCTAATCGTACACACCTAATAAGACACGTAGTTCTTCTAATTCTTTTGAACCTTCAGCGGCTGATATACCGCCGTATTTGTCATCAATTGCTTTTAGCAATTTAAAACGCTGTTCTGATTTCACTTTTCTTGTTTTAATCTGTTCAGCACTTAACTTCTTAAATGTTACTAACTCCGGCTTATAAGGCGTGTATTTCTTACCGTCCGGCCATGTATGCCGTGCATAAAATCTTACTAATAAAGCCCTAGTCATTTTTTCTTCACCATCAACAGTTGTAATAGCATAAACTTTTTGCGGTCTACTAATGTCATAAACAACCGGGATTTTATACTTTCTCAAAGCCTCACTTATAGTGCCGGCACGTCTATTTAGAAAACGGTCACCATCACTAAACTTAATAAAAATCTTCTTATCAGGGCTTAGCCCTTTTGGTGTTAGCTCTTGCAGTATGACTGTTGAGCCTTTTCTTTCTTGCTTCAT